TTAAAATTGGCATCAAGGCTGTGGACGAGGCTACGGCACAGCAAACTGTCGATATCATCAGCAAGCATCTTGAAAGTTTTGAGGATATTTCTAGTGCGAAAGGGGTGTTGAAGTGACTGCGAAATACCACGAATACATTCGGTATGCCGTTGATCGTGGTTGTTGGTTCGACTTTGAAACTGGTGAATTTGTTAGTCACACTGGACACAGAAAACTCCCAAAACTGTATGGGAAGCAGAAGTATCCCAACACGGCCATTATGCGGAAACAGCATTTTCCGATGCATAAGTTTGTTGCGTACATCTTGTTTGGTGAAGATTCTTTCACAGAAGGAGTAGAAGTTAGACACTTGGATGGGGATGTCCTAAATTTATCTAGGGATAATATAGCTCTAGGTACGTCATCAGATAATCAGATGGACAAGAGCCTGCAATCTAGGCAGTCAGCAGCCCGGTTAGCAAGGGCAGCACAACAACGTCCTATGAATTCTATTTTGACTGAAGATGATGTTAGGGAAATTAAAAGTTGGTACAAAAGTTTGAAGCAACAATATCCTAACAAGTTACCTAACGGAAGCCTTAAGAATAAAGCAGAAGAGTTTGGAGTCACAGTGCATTGCATCGGTGGCATTGTTTACGAAATTATTTGGAAAGATATTAATGTTTAAAGCTCGTTTGATTGCAGTTACGAAACCTGTTGTCGAAGGTATCGATGACGCTAAAGATTTGATTGCTTTTTGTGCAAGGGTCAGTTCGCCTAACAACCAGATGAACATGGACACGGCTGATAAGCTTCTTAACTATCTTAAGAAGCATAAGCACTGGAGTCCGTTTGAGATGGCCAACTGTGTCGTAGAAGTAGAGTCTCCGCGTGACATCGCACGACAACTCCTGCGACATGGCAGCTTTAAGTTTCAGGAGTTCAGCCAACGCTACGCGGACGTTACCCAACTTGAGCAAGCTTTCTGCCTGCGTGAACTACGAATGCAGGACACCAAAAATCGTCAAAACAGCTTGGCAGCAGAAGACGAAGTGTTGAAAGATTGGTGGGAGAGCGAGCAAAAGATGTTGCTGGCAATCGTGCAGGACACGTACCGGCGCGCACTTGATCGTGGCATTGCTAAAGAGGTTGCTCGTGTTATTCTGCCGGAAGGTTTGACGATGAGCCGATTGTACGTCAATGGTACGATCCGAAGCTTTATCCATTATTTGGAAGTTCGACTTGAAGAAGGTGTCAGTCAACTTGAGCACGTACAACTAGCAAGGCTGATTGCGGATCAGATAAACACTGTATTTAAGGTGACTTAATGGCATCACCTAAGAAACTTCCTCCTTTGGAGTATCTTAAGGAGTGTTTTACGCTGTCAGGTGGGCTGTTGATCTGGAACATTAGACCGTTGCACCACTTCAAGACTTTACGAGGTCAGAGAAGCTTCAACTCTCAGTTTAGTGGCAAAATTGCGGGAACTGACGGTGACAGATATAAGACTGTGAGGATTGGTGATGAGCACTATAAACAACATCGGGTAATAGCAGCGCTGTCCGGCGAAGATGTTGATGGCAAGTATGTGGACCACAAATACGGTGAGACGTTCGACAATTCGCCAGATAGTCTTAGGGTGGTTGACCACTTGACCAACATGCAAAACATGAAGTTATTCGTGACTAACAAGTTGGGTAAATCTGGTTTGTACATCCTCAACAACCTTGACGGTACAAGTTTTGTAAGATTCCAGTGGCACGAGAACGGCAAACGACGTAATAAATCCTTCAGCATTAAGAGATATGGCTATGAAGCTGCTGTTAGATTGGCAGAAGACTTCCGTGAACAGACGTACGATAGGCTGAATCTGCAAGGTGCAGCTTACACTGAACGCCACGGAGAGTCATCAAAAATCGCTTGACAACCCCTACAACCTCTGCCATACTGCTTCCTGTGCTCTGCAAAGCACATTTCTACAACAACCAAGAAAGGCAACACCATGAAAAATACTACCGTGGCTAAGGCCACTATCGCCGCTATGCTCCTGTCCATGTTTGCTTCGGCAGCATTTGCACAAGCCGTATCCGCATCCGCCGTCGCACAAGACGTGTCGTCGCCGTACATCAACTCGGAAGATGTGTCGGCTCCAAGCGTTGACGCTGAAGATGTCTCTTCCCCTTATGTTGCTGCGAGCGTGGGAACGCTCAATTGCTGTGGCGTCCCTGTCTCTGCCCCGCAGTATGCCAAGAAAGAGGAAGACAACTCGGATTCGCTGGCAATGGCTGGTTTGGGCTTCGGTCTGGTGAGTCTGATGGGTATCACGAAGCTGGCTCGTCGGAAGAAGCAGAAGTAATGTTCTAGCGAACATGGAGGGCCGAAAGGCCCTTTCATTCAACTGAGGAGGGAATATGAAACGCAGTATTGCACGCAAATGGAGTAAGGCTCTGGAAAGCGGAGAGTATAAACAAGGTTTTGGTCAGCTTCGCAAAGGCGATAAGTTTTGTGCACAAGACCCCTAGTGCAATCTCCATGCGCAAGAGCATCCTGAAATTGCAGCTAAAGAAAAAGTGAAGTCACGGTACATGGGGGAGTACAGTGTTCTTCCGAATGCTGTGCAAGAGTGGGCTGGGATGAATTACGAGGATGGGCGAATCTCGTTTGCTTGTAATGTGATCGATATGAATGATGCGGAGGAACGTTCGTTTGAATATATTGCGCAAGTTATTCGCAAAGAGTACAAGCAACTTTAATTAAGGAGAGGACATGAAAAAATTTATCGCAATTGCAGCAGTGGCTATCGCTCTGACGGGATGCACAACTAAAACTGAATATGGCGAATGTATCGGCGTCCTACAAGACAAGAAGCCTGATTTGGAATACAAACTGTCGGGGTGGAACACGTTTCTTGCCGTTGTGTTTAGCGAGACAATTGTGGTGCCAATTATCGTTGTCGCTAACGAGCATTCCTGCCCTGTTTCAAAGAAATAATCATTAAGGAGGTTGTAGAATGACTATTCTGCTGGCAACTATTATTTGGCTCGCATGTGCAGCATTCAATGTGTGGGGATTTAGTAAAATGTTTCAGTACACTCCTGTAACATTGTTCGACGTGTTCATGTGCACTCTTTTCGCACCAATTATGGCGTTTGTTGTGTTTGGAGGTCTTGCAGGCAAAGTGGTGCTCATTAAGCCGAGGAAGAAATGAAACAAGTTTTCTATGACCTGATAGCCTATCTTGACATGAACGAAGACAGCTTTCATTTTGACGGAGAATTCTGCCTGGAATCGTTGAAGTCGGAGATATTGGCGTTTGCCAGCGAGTTTGAGAAAGGTATCCAATGACAATTATTGACAAAATTGAACAACAATGGCTATCGTACATTGGTGAGACAGGGCGCTCACCGCTTTACCTTTTTCTTGGTTATAAAGACATGACTGAATTGGATAGAAAGCTTGGCATGGTAACATTTCGGTACAAGGATATGGATGTTGTCGGTGTTGAGCGAGAGCGTCATGTTTCTTGTGGGAATAAATATCGGGAGGATGTATGAACAAGTATAAGATTCATATTGAAGATGGTGTCATTATCGTTTGTCTGATCGGGGAAAAAGCTGACCGAGCATTCTACTTTGATGCTGGGGCTGATGACATTCGCACTGCGGAGGAACTGTACGATTTGCTTTTGAGCACGGGTGCAGATGTGGATGAGTGGGAGGGTTGATGTCAGACATTGCCGATAAGTACGGCATCGATTTAACTAGGGACCACAAGACAGGTTGCCCGCGATGCATTCGTGAAGGGGGAGATAACAGCCGTAACAATCTTCACGTCTACGGTAGCACAGAGAGTGCCTATTGCTTTGCATGCTCTTGGACCATTCCGAGCAAGGAACATCGAGAAGCAATGGGTTGGATTGATGAAGATGAACAAGAGGGGGTAGAAGTAGTGACACGAGATAAGATTACACCAGAGCAGAACGAAATTATTAAAGGCAGGACAAGCACTGATGGAAAAGGCTATCGAGGTATCCGCAAAGACACAAACACATACTTCGGCGTGCGATATGAATTTGACCCGGAAACTGGTGAGGTAACAAAGCAGTACGTGCCAACTACTATAGACGGTGAACTAGTAGGGTATCGTGTACGCACTCACCCGAAGTCTTTTGATAGTCCCATCGGCCAAGTCGGTTCTGAGTGCGACTTTGTAGGCCAATTCCGCTTTCAGAGCCATGTAGGTACAGTTTGTATCGTGGGCGGTGAAATCGATCAACTTTCACTTTTCCAAGTCTTGCGCGATAACCAGCTTAAACGAGGTAAAGGTGATTTCGATAATGTAGCCGTTATTAGTAGCACACTAGGAGAGGCAGGAACTGCGAAGCAGGCGAAAGCACATTATGATTGGCTGGCACGTCAGAAGAAGATCGTTGTTATGATGGATTCAGACAAGGCCGGAGAAGAAGCTGCTGAGAAGCTTGCTAAGGTTCTTCCAAAGGGTAAAGTTTTTATCGCCAAACTCCGTCTCAAAGACCCGAATTCTTACATATGGGACAACGTAAATAACAAACCAGTAAGCCGTGAGCAGGACTTGGTGAATGACTTTTGGAATGCTCGTCCGTGGTCACCAGCGGGTTTGTACACTGCGGATCAACTTTATGATGCCGCTCTTGAGTATGTAAGTATGCATCGTCTGCCGATGCCAAGCTTCCTGCCAAAACTTAATTACATGCTTGGCGGCGGCATTCCTAAAGGCGGTTGCATTGTTATGATTGCTGCTGCTTCGTCTATTGGCAAAACAACCGTTCTGAATCAGGCACTGGTTGAGTGGATCATGAACGAGAATGAGAGGTTCGGAGTTGTCTCGCTTGAAGCCACAGCGGGTGATTACGCAGCAAATCTTATCTCGTACTATACTAAAACCCGTTATATGGGCATTGAAGATCGAGACGAACGAATTCGTCTGATGTCTGCTGACTCTACGAAGGAAGCTGCCAAGGAGTTGTTCACGAAGGAAGACGGCACGCCACGTTTCGTGCTGTGTGATGACAGGGGTGAAAAACTTGAAGTTATGCAAGGTAAGATTGAAGAAATGGTTAAGGCGCTTGGCTGCACTGCGATTCTTATTGATGTTACAAGCGACCTGCTGGCCGGGCTGACTGTCCCTGAACAAGAGATGCATATGGACTGGCAGAAGAAGCTTACCAAGGAAACAGGGGTCACGCTAGTGAACGTCGTCCACATTAGGAAAGCGGCGTCAGGGCAGAAAGAGGGTAGCCGAGGTGCCGCTGTAAGTGATGAGTCGATCATGGGCAGTTCTACTCTGTACAAGAGTGCATCAATCATCATCGGCCTACAGCGTGATAAGATGGCAGAAGACGAGATGACCCGTAACACTACGGAGGTTAAGCTGCTTAAAAATCGTAGCAACGGCATGACAGGTGATGCTGGAAAACTGTATTATGACCGCGAGACGCACCGCCTCCACGATATGGACACATGGCTGCAAGAGAATCCTCAACAATTCTAAGAATTGACAAGAAGGTGGTTTTACTGTATAATGGGTTTTTGACAGAGGAAATAATAAATTATGCAGAAACCACCTAGCACGAAAGTCGGAGATACTTACACAAACAAGCATGGCGAGACTGTAACAATCGTAGAATACATCACTTCAAAGAAGTTGACTGTTGCGTACGAGGATGGTGTGTTGCAGAAGACTACACACATCAATCTCAAGAAAGGGTCGTTCAAACACCCTACAAAGGGTAAGATTTTTAAAGGGGATAAGTTTGCAACGGTAGATGGTGATATTGTAGAGGTTGTAGAGTACGTCTCGTGTACGAATATAGCTGTGAAATGGCCCGACGGCCAAGTATCTAGAGCTTACTCAGACGTTCTAAAAGAGGGGAAACTGAAACACCCCACTCGCGGTAAGATTTTAGCTGGAGATGTGTTCAAGACCAACAAGGGTCATACTGTGACAGTTAAAGAGTATGTCAATGCATGGAACGTTCTTGTTGTGTTTGAAGATTGCGAAGAAACCACAGTTCAGGCATCGAATCTTCGTAAAGGTGTAGTTGGGCACCCTAAATCTACATTGCAAGTAGGTGAAAGGTTTGTAACGAAGAGTGGCTGGTCATACACTGTCGTAGAGTACCGAGACGCGTGGGATGTTACGGTGGAATTTGAGGACGGGTCGAGGCAGACTGCTTCCGCACACGCAGCAAGAAATGGCAGCATTAAGCCTCAGAATCAGCCGAGTGTAGAAGGTATTGGGTACTTTGGAATCGGCCGCTTTACCAGTGGACTTCGCGACGGAGGTGAGAAAGTTGACGAGAGGGTGTATGGTTTTTGGGTGAGGATGTTTAGTCGCTGCTACAATCCGTACGAGCTGAACAAGCCGCGTAATACCCGTTATCGTGACATCCACATAGCAAAAGAGTGGCATAACTTTCAGAACTTTGCGGAGTGGGCGTACAAGCAGCCTTATGCTTTCGAGGAAGACGCTGAACTAGATAAGGATTTGTTGAGCAAGAATGTTAAGGTTTACTCCTCGGAGACTTGCACAATCCTGCCGCAAGAAATCAACCTATTCTTGCTAGAGCAAGACCGAGGAGAGTACTATCGTGGAGTGAATGTTATTAAGCCCAGGCACCCCAACGCAAAGGTCGGTTACGTTGCGAGGACGTGCACGAACAAAGGACGTGAATATCTCGGCTTCTACCCCACCCCAGAGGAAGCTTTCTATGCCTACAAGGCCAGAAA